GCAATACGTTGAGCAGTGCATGCGGTGGGTGCCTGAGTGGGCAACTGGACTGCCCGTTAACTGTGAATCTGGAATGGGGAAAAGTTATGGAGACTGCTGATCTGATCGACTACGCATACCCGACGATGATGGCTGAGAAGTATCTCAAGCAGATACATAAAGCCATGCTCGTGCACGACCACGCCGAAGCACGTGAAGCGGCGCTCAAAGCCATGGCAGAGATCAAGCTGGCGCTGAACGCTATCGCGTACATGAAAGAGGTATCTCGGCTATGACATTCGACGAATGGTGGGCGACGTTGACGCCGCACGAGCAGAAGGTGATTGGACGCACCAACGCTAAATACGTTTGGCTGTGTGCGGTTGAGTCGTCCTCAAAGGTGGCGCAGTGGATGATCGAGCGCAGCTATGCGACAGGGCACGGGGATACGGTTGAGGACCTGCTGAAAGAGCTTGAGTGGCAGGTGAGAGAGGAAGAACGAGAACTCTGTGCTCAAGTGTGTGAAGGATGGCTGCACGCTGATGGAGATCGGTGCGCCGAAGCCATCCGCGCAAGGGGAGAGAAATGACACAACCAGAAGCATTGAGACTGGCTGATTGGCTTGACCATCATGGCGAAAAACTTAGTCACGCGGATGCCGCTGCCGAGCTACGCCGGTTGTATCAAGTGAATTTAGACCTGCTGGGTGAACTGTATGTGCTTCGTGCATCGAAACATCTTAAAGATGTGACGGCGGCGTACAAGGCGCAGGAGCCGGTGGCGTGGATGAACCCATCATGGATCGACCCCGATACGCGAGGTTGGGCAAACGATAGTTTTGAATCAATACCGACTGAAGGATGGATTCCGCTCTACACCGCCCCACCACAGCGCCAATGGCAAGGGCTGACCAAAGAAGAAGCCAAAGAAATCTGTATGGCCAACCGTCCGTATGTCGTTGACATGGTGGCTGCGCTGGAGGCACGGCTCAAGGAGAAGAACACGTGACAAAGATACCCGCATGGTCCTTCTCGTCCATCAAGACGTTCGATCAGTGCCCGAAGAAGTTCTACCACCTAAAAGTTGCCAAAGACTACAAGGAGGATCAGAACGCTGAGCACCTGATGTACGGCAAACGCTTTCACAAAGCCGCTGAGGACTACATCAAGGACGACACGCCACTGCCGCCAGAGTTCAATTACGCCAAGGCTGCACTGGACAAACTAAAGGTCATGCCGGGTGAGAAGCTATGCGAGTACGAGATGGGGTTGACCGAGAACCTTGCACCGTGCGGATTCAAAGACTCCAACGTTTGGTGGCGTGGCATCGCAGACTTGATCATCTTACGGGATGACCTTGCGTTCGTGCTGGACTACAAGACGGGTAAGAGCGCCAAGTACGCTGACAAGGGCCAGCTTGAGTTGATGGCGTTAGCTGTGTTCAAGCACTTCCCACAGGTCAAGCGCGTGAAAGCCGGGTTGCTGTTCGTGATTGCCAACGCGTTCCCCAAGGCCGAGTACACCATCGAGGACGAGCCGGGACTGTGGCAGAAGTGGTTGGCTGATCACGGCAAGATGAAAGCTGCCTATGAGACAAACGTATGGAACCCCCGCACGTCGGGGCTGTGTAAGAAGCACTGTGTTGTCTTATCATGCCCTCATAATGGAAGGAGTTAGTTATGCCCTATACCAAATCACCACGCCCGTATAAGCACGAGTACGAGAAGCAGAAAGCTCGGGGTGAACATGCTGATCGTATGGAGCGCCAACGTGCACGTCGCGCTATGGACAAAACCGGTGCCGACAAGAACGGTAACGGTAAGGCCGACAAGCGTGAAGGTAAGGACATCGACCACGTGAAGATGTTATCCAAAGGTGGGTCAAACAAGACCGGCCTGCGGCTGTTAAGCCCCGCGAAGAACCGTGCACGCAATGGTCACAGCGTGCGTGAACCGGGCGGGAAGAAACCCTCTTGACCAACGCCGGGCGACCGGCTACATTAAAAATTCGATGGCAGCGAGCGTGAGTGGGACACCCACTTCACGCCGCTCTGTCATCTGCGGAGAACCGATGGAAATCATTGACAACAAGGCTTTGCTGCTGAAGGTACGCAACCCGCAGCAGATTACGACCGTCATCCCCAAGAGCAAAGAACTGCCGGGGAACAAAGTTGTCGTGCACTGGGGCTTGGACGAGGCACAAGTTCTGCGCAACATGCGCATCAAGAACGTACCCTCCCCCATCATGGGCCGATACGACTGGCCCGGGCAACACGCCCCTTTCGATCATCAACGCACCACGGCAGCGTTCTTGACCATGAACCGCCGTGCGTTCTGCCTCAACGAGCAGGGCACGGGTAAGACCGGCTCCGTCATCTGGGCGGCTGACTATCTGATGAAGGCTGGCAAGGTCAAGCGCGTACTGGTGATCTGCCCGCTGTCCATCATGGACTCGGCGTGGCGTGCTGACTTGTTCAAGTTTGCCATGCACCGCAACGTCGACATTGCCTACGGTGCCAAAGACAAGCGCCGTGCTGTGATCAATGGCCCGGCTGAGTTTGTCATCATCAACTACGACGGGGTTGAGATCGTGGCTGATGACATCGCACGGGGCGGCTTTGACCTGATCGTGGTGGACGAGGCGAATGCCTATAAGAATGCGCAGACCAAACGCTGGAAGATACTCAATTCCTTACTGAAAGCTGACACGTGGCTCTGGATGCTGACCGGCACCCCTGCCGCCCAGTCACCACTGGATGCCTACGGGTTGGCGAAGCTGGTCAACCCCAAGGGTGTACCTACGTACTTCACCTCGTTCAAAGACATGGTGATGTACAAGATATCGAACTACCGCTGGATACCCAAAGAAACCGCCACCCAGACGGTGTTCAACGCACTGCAACCTGCCATCCGGTTTACCAAGGACGAGTGCCTTGACCTGCCCGAGATGACCTACGTCAAGCGCACGGTCGAGTTGACCAAGCAACAGCAGAAGTACTACGACCTGCTCAAGAAGCGCATGGTTATTCAAGCCGCAGGTGAGGAGATCACCTCAGTCAACGCTGCCGTGGCTATGTCCAAGCTCCTGCAAATCTCTTGCGGTGCGGTGTACTCCGACACGGGCGAAACGCTGGAGTTCGATATCAGCAAACGGTACAACGTACTCAAAGAAGTTATCGACGAGTCCAGTCAGAAGGTGCTGATCTTTGTACCGTATAAGCACGTGATCGGCATCCTGTCTCAGAAGCTAACCGAGGATGGGTACACCAACGCAGTGATCAGCGGGGATGTGCCAGCGGGTAAACGTGCTGACATCTTTCGTGACTTCCAAAACAACCCCGACCCCCGGGTGCTGGTGATCCAGCCCCAGTCTGCCGCCCATGGTGTGACCCTGACAGCGGCCAACACAGTGGTGTGGTGGGGGCCAACGGCCAGCCTTGAGACGTATGCACAAGCCAACGCCCGGGTACATCGCTCCGGGCAGCGCCATCCTTCAACAGTGGTGCAGCTTGTAGGGTCTGGTGTAGAAAGACACGTTTACAACTTACTAGATAACAAAATAGACGTACACGCAAAAATTGTCGATCTTTACAAAGAAATACTTGAATAAAGGAGGAAACACCACTATACTATCTGTTCCACAACAACTGGAGAAACACGATGACCGAAGAAACTAAAGACACCGTACCAGTCGAAAAGCTGGTCAAGGTGTATCTCAAGATGAACGCCAAGCTGAGCGAACTTAAAGCGGCTTTTGAGGCTGAGGAGAAGGCGCTCAAAGAGCAGATGACCAAGGTGAAGGGTGCATTACTGACGTACTGCAAGGAGCAAAACGTCGAGTCCGTGCGTACTGCTGAGGGGCTGTTCTACCGTGGTGTAACGACCCGCTATTGGACGAACGACTGGGAGTCCATGGGCAGGTTTATCGTCGAGAACAACGCCCCAGAACTGATGGAGAAGCGCCTTCACCAAGGCAACATGAAACAGTTTCTGGAAAACAACCCTGAACTCCTGCCCCCGGGTCTCAACGTGGACAGCGAGTACACCATCACTGTACGGAGAAAGTAATGAGCGAACCGTTTGTGCCGATTGAAGATTTGGCTAAGCACTTCACGGTCTCGGTATCGACAGTCCGTGCTTGGGTGCGTCAGGATTTGATACCCAAGGATACGTACATCAAGGTGGGTAACACCTACCGATTCAGCATATCCAAAGTTGTCGAAGCACTGACCACAGCACCCAAGGCAGAGCCGCCGACGACCGATACCTCGGCCCTAGAAGCCGAAAAAGCCCCAGTCCAACTCGAACTTGACTTCACCAACCCCGATAAAGACATCTAAGGAGAAACATCATGTCAAACGAAATGACCCTGTTTGGTAACCAGTCCAGCTCTGCCCTTGCCCTGCTCAAAGGGCTTGACGACGACCTGACCAGCAAGATCGCTGGCTCCGGCGGCAGCAAACGTATCAGCCTTGAGAACAACGTGTTCACCGAAATCATCGGTGGCAAGGCTGTGCGTGTGTCTGAAGAACGCTCTATGCAGGTTGTGATCATCAACGCCGCTGCCGTGTCCCGCACCTACTACGCTGGCACGTACCAGAAGGGTGTGAAGTCCAAGCCGACCTGCTGGTCGAGCGACACCCAGACGCCGGACGCCTCGGTGCCCGAGGATCAACGGCAAGCACGGTTCTGCAAAGACTGCCCTCAGAACATCAAAGGTTCTGCCGCCCAAGGCGATGGTCGCGCATGCCGCTACGCTCAGCGTGTGGCTGTGGCGTTAGCTAGCGACAACGGTGTGGATGACAACGTATATCAACTGAACCTGCCCGCCACCTCGGTGTTCGGTGATGCTGACGGTCAGAAGATGCCATTGCAAGCCTACGGGCGTTATCTCAAGGCGCACAACACGCACGTCATCAGTGTCGTGACCGAGATGCGCTTTGACCCCACAGCACAGATGAAGCTGGTGTTTAAGCCGATTCGTCCGCTGAGCGAGAACGAACTGCGTACTGTGTTGGCATTGCGTGATCATCCAGACACCATCAAGGCCATCACCATGACGGTGAGCCAGATGGATCGTGATGAACCCGCTGCACCTGCACCGGCACCTGCACCTGCCGTGAAGAATGCGATCAAAGCCGAGCCGAAGGCTGAGAAAGCTGTTGTCGAGGAGGTAGCCGAGCCTACCAAGGTTGTGAAGAAATCAGTTGCCGCAGAAGTGACTGAGAAGGCTGACCTGTCTGACATCGTTGGTGAGTGGGACGACTGATTTTCCAGTCAGGGATGGGGTCGCTCCCCATCCCTTCTTTTTCAGTTTTCCCTCTCAACACCAATGAACGGCAGCTATGGACACAAGAACATTTCTGGAGGCGGTGCTGGGAGATGAGGGTACGTATTGTGTGTGGGCCAATCGGATTACCGATGGGCGCAAGGTACAGAAGTTCTACCCTACGATTGAGGCACTGATCCATGCGGCCAACAATTTAGATGAAGATGGGTACGACGCGTACTTTGCGCTAGGAACTTTTGACGAGGCTGGGTCTCGTGAAGGTAGCCACGTAAAGCAACTCAGGGCGTTCTTCCTCGACCTAGATTGTGGGCCAACAAAAGAGTACGCATCTCAGAGTGAGGCGCTGACTGCGCTTCGCTCGTTTTGTAAACAAGTAAAGTTACCCCGACCGACCCTGATCAACTCGGGACGAGGCGTCCATGTGTACTGGGCGCTGACTGCGCCTGTTTCACGTGAAACATGGCAACCTGTTGCCGAGCGCCTCAAGGCCCTGTGTAAACAGCACAAGCTCTATGCTGACCCCGTAGTGACGGCTGACGCCGCCCGAGTGCTGCGAGTACCCGGTACCCACAATCATAAGGACACACCCCCTACGGAGGTGATCGTCGTTGGGGAGGCAGCAAAGCCGGTCGACTGCACTGCCTTCTCAGAGTTGCTGGGCGACGTAGCAGTTGTCGAAGATATCTTTAAGGGCGCTCGCAATAAGTTCGTACCGCGAGAGAACGACGCCCTGATGCAGGCGTTGTCCGGCAGTTTTGTCAGCCGCTTTAAGACCATCATGCTCAAGACGGTGGCGGGCAAAGGCTGTGCACAACTGGCTGAGGTTGTGCAGAACCAAGAAAACATATCAGAACCATTGTGGCGTGCCGGGCTGTCGATTGCGAAGTTCTGTGTTGATGGTGGCACCGCCATACACCGTATCTCAAACAAGCATCCACAGTACACCGAGAACGCGACCGAAGAAAAAGCGGCTCGTATTCAGGGGCCGTACTTATGCGAACGGTTCGATGAATACCGTGCTGGGGTGTGTCCGACGTGTCCGCACTGGGGCAAGATCAAATCACCGATCAGTCTTGGGCGTGAGATTGAAGAAGCAAGTGAGGACGATAACGTCGTCATACAAAAGCCGCTCGGCGTAACTGATGCGGTGCCAATCAAATACGTAATACCAAAATACCCAGCGCCATTCTTTCGTGGCAAATCGGGCGGGGTGTTCAGGCGCGGTAAGCAGGTGTTCAAAGAAAACGGTGAGGTCGACGAAGAAGCGTCCAAGGACAAGCTGGTTTACTTCAACGACCTGTATGTGGTGCGCAGACTCAAAGACCCGGAGATGGGCGAGTCGCTGGTGATGCGGTTGCATCTACCAAAAGATGGCGTCAGGGAATTCACGCTCCCACTGACCGCCGTAGGTTCGAAGGATGAGTTCCGTAAGTACCTTGCTATGCAGGGGGTTGCGGTGCTTGGCGTAGCTGAATTGATGGAGTACACGATGCAGTGGGTAAACAACTTACAGTTAACGACCGAAGCTGAAGAAGCTCGGCGACAATTTGGATGGGTCGATGAAAAGTACGAGTCCTTCGCGCTGGGCAACATGCTCGTGTACAAGGACAGGGTTGAGGTCAACGCACCGTCCGGTGCCACAGTCGGCCTGTTCCCATACTTCCAGCCCAAGGGCACGCTTGCTGGGTGGAAAGAAACCATGAAGTTCTATGACCGCCCGGGTATGGAGCCACATCAGTTCATGGTGGGCTTAGCTTTCGGTGCCGTGCTCATGGAGTTCCAGCCGATCAACGCCGCAGCGTTCCACATGTACTCAAAGGAGTCGGGTCTTGGTAAGACCACCGGCATGCTGGCAGGAGCGTCTGTCTGGGGTGACC